AGAAGATGACTTTGAAAAACTACAGGATAACTATGTTGTATTAGATTCTAAAACTAATATTTGTTATTTTAAAAAAATTACTTTTGAGAAATTTTTAGGAAATGATAAAACATTTAAGAGTGCTAGTGAAGCTTTGAATCTTTTAAACTGTAGTAGATTAGATTATCATGAGGGGGTTAAAAATGTATGGTCAGTTATGATGCCTAAGTTTGTTGAATATAAAGTAGTTGAGAAAAAAGAAACTAATCAAACCCCATCGGAAATGGATGACGCATACCACACAGGAAAGTTTAGAACTTAAGGTACTTAAAGATCTTTACCATAAGACGGTGAAGATTTTTGGTCCCCCAGGTACAGGTAAAACATATACTTTAATTGAGAGAGTATTAAAAAGTTATTTAAGAAAAGGTATTAGTCCAAGTGATATAGCTTATTTATCTTTTACTAACAAAGCAGTGAACACTGCCGTCAAAAGAACAATGGAGTCTTTTCCAAATTATAGTACAGAGGACTTCTCAAGATTTAAAACTCTACACACTTATTGTAGAAGATATTTTACAGAAGATGTTTTTGATCCTAAAGATTGTACAATTGATTTTGCCTTACAAACTAAAGTAATTAAGTCTTCAGATAAAAGATTAGCTGATAATAACTTTATGTATAAGGATTGGTCTCTAGGAGTTTATAGTAAGTCTAGAAATTTATTAATCTCTCCAGAAGAAGCTTACAAAATGGAGAGTTATAAAAAAGATTCACTTACAGTTTTTCAAAGAAAGATAAGTACTTATGAACATTATAAAGCTAATGCAGGAGAAAAATCTTTTATAGACTTTGATGATATGATTCAAAGAGCAATAACAGAAGTAGACTTCCCTTCTCTTAAAGTTTTAATATTAGATGAAGCTCAAGATTGCACACCCTTACAGTGGTCAGTGTTATATAAGATGGCACCTAAGGTAGAGAGAATATATCTAGCAGGAGATGATGATCAAGCAATATACAAATGGAATGGAGCTGATCCAAAATATTTTACAAAATTTTTCCCAGGCCGAAAAGTAAAATTAAGAAAGACTCAAAGATTTGGAGAAGCTATCCATAGTTTCTCACAAGTTATTAGAAGAGGGATAAGAGATAGTGAAGAGAAAGAATATCAGTCTGGAGATTCTAAAGGATCTGTAAAAAGTTATTTATCATTTAAAGAAATACCATTTGAGGCATTAAAAGAAGATTGGTATATCTTAGGACGTATTAATGAAACTGTAAATGAACTTAGGATGTTAGCTAAGGATGCAGGTTTATATTACAAAGATAATAAGGGCACAAAATGTTTTGATCAAAAACAATGGGAAGCTATTAAAGCTTGGACTACTCTTAGTAAGGATAAGAAGATAGATAAGAAAGCAGCACGTAATATGGTTAAGTATATAAGAGAGCTAGAAGACCCTGAATTTAGATCTGATAAATTTTGGAGAGCAGAACCAGATCTTAAAGATTATGATTTCCAAACATTAAAAGAATGGTGTGGCCTAACACTAGAAGATAATCAAAAAAATAAACCTTGGTATTGGATACTGAGAAGAAATTTTAAACCAAAACAAATAAGACATTTTATTAGATTGTTAAGACGTTATGGACAGAAAGAATTAGATAGAGATCCATTAATTACAATTGACACTATTCATTCTGTTAAAGGTGGAGAAGCAAATCATGTAGTCTTATATAGTAAAGGTAACTATCCATCTGACTATGCTAACAAGAATAAACAAGAAAAAAGTGATGAACGTAAGGTCTGGTATACCGGTGCAACAAGAGCAAGAAAAACTTTACATCTACTGAGAACTGACTATAAGTTTAACTACCCAATAGGTTCAGATTATTTAATTTATGTCCTGGAGAAAAATGACAAATAAAGATATGTTCGATGAAAATTTTCCCGATGCTAAACAAGTAGGAGGCAAGCACTATAAACAATTTATAATTCAACCATGGACGTTTATTAGAAAGAATGGCCTTAATCCATTTCAAGCAAATGTAATAAAATATGTTTGTAGATATTTAACTAAAGGTAAAACAGTTGAAGATATAGAGAAGATAAAACATTATTGTGATTTAGAGATACAACATCTAGAAGAGAAAAAATTAGATATGGGTATTTGGGGAGATAAAAAGAAATGAAAACAATTAGAGATTATGTGTTAGTCACACAAACTAGAAAAGCTATTCGAATAAGATTAGAGAATGGTTATTGTATATGGTTACCTAAATCTGTAATTCATAATGCAAGCAAAGATCATATTACAGTAGATGCAGGTATTTATCAGAACAATTTGAATGAAGCTATTTTAGATAAACACAACAAAGAACTTAAATTTTTAAGATCATTAGAAACAAACAAAAGTAAATTATATGAACGGACTACAGCTTACCCTAACGTTTAAGAAATCAATGTGGAATACACCATTAGAGTATAAAGATTTATCTGATGCAACTGAGATTGCAATTGACTTAGAGACTAGAGACGATGGTATTAATGAAAAGCTTGGAGCTGGTTGGGCTTTAGGTAAAGGAGAGATAGTTGGTTTCGCAGTAGCTGTTGATGGTTGGAAGGGCTACTTTCCTTTTGGTCATTTAGGTGGAGGTAACATGATACCTGAACAAGTAAAAAAATATATGAAAGATGTATGTGCACTTCCTTGTCCTAAAGTATTTCATAATGCTCAGTATGATGTTGGTTGGTTAGAAGCATCAGGGATCACGGTTCACGGCCCTATTATAGATACCATGATAGCAGCAGCACTAATAGATGAGAATAGATTTTCTTATTCATTGAATGCATTATCAGTAGATTATCTTGGAGAAATAAAAGCAGAGACAGAATTAAGAGAAGCTGCAGCAGCTCACGGTATAGATCCTAAAGCAGAGATGTGGAAGTTACCTGCAGAACATGTTGGTTACTATGCAGAACAAGATGCAGAACTTACATTGAAGTTGTGGCAAAGATTTAAACAAGAGATAAGAATACAGAGTTTAGAAACGGTGTGGGAGTTAGAACAACAACTAATTCCGGTACTAATAAAAATGCGTCAACGAGGTGTGAGAGTCCAAGTGGAATCAGCTGAAAAATTAAAAACAGAAATGATGAGCCAAGAAAAAGAAATACTACAGGCCATAAAAAAAGAAACAGGAATAGACATAGATATTTGGGCACCCCGCCAGATTGCCAAAGCTTTTGACAAAAAGAAATTAGACTATCCAAGAACTGAAAAAACAAAAGAACCTTCCTTTACACAAAATTGGTTGATAAATAATAAGAATAAAATAGCACAACTTATTGTTAGTGCAAGAGAGATCAATAAATTTCATAGCACATTCTTATCTTCTATTCTAAGATACCAAGTCAAAGGTAGAATTCATGGAGAGATACAACAACTAAGATCTGATCTTGGAGGGACTGTATCAGGTAGACTATCTATGAGTAATCCTAATTTACAACAAGTGCCAGCCAGGAACAAGGATCTTGGTCCTAAGATTAGGTCTCTATTTATTCCAGAAGAGGGCTACCAATGGGGCTCATTTGATTACTCGCAACAAGAACCACGAATGACGGTTCACTATGCAGCATCTATTGGAGACAATGGATATGAAGGGGCACAAGAATTAGTAGAAGCCTATAGGAATGGTGATGCAGACTTCCACCAGACAGTTGCAGACCTAGTAGGTATTGAAAGAACTCAAGCAAAAACTATTGGCCTTGGTATTATGTATGGAATGGGTAAGAATAAGTTAGCCTTATCTTTAGGAGTTACTAAGGATGAAGCGGATCAATTGATTGTTAAATACAATAAGAAGGTTCCATTCATTAAAAAATTATCAGATAGATGTAAAGTTGCTGCAGATGAAAAAGGAGTTATCAGAACTAAAAAAGGTAGGAAGTGTAGGTTTGATAAATGGGAGACAAGAGATTTTGGTCTCCACCAAGCGGAGAAGTATGAAGACGCTGTTGCTAAGTATGGTAGAAATAATATTAAGAGAGCCTTTACTTACAAAGCTTTGAATAGATTAATTCAAGGATCCTCAGCTGATCAAACTAAACAATCTATGTTGGATTGTTATAATGCAGGACACTTACCTATGTTACAAATACATGATGAACTTTGTTTTAATATTAAAGATGATGCTCATGCAAAAGATATTAAA